AAAATGGGATACTTAGATAATTCAATTGTAACAGTTGATGCAATTTTAACTAAAAAAGGAAGAGAATTACTTGCAAGAGGTGATGGTTCTTTCAAAATCACTCAATTTGCTTTAGCAGATGATGAGATTGATTACACATTATATAATCCAACACATCCAAATGGATCAGCATATTATGGAGAGGCTATTGAAAAAATGCCACTACTAGAAGCATTTCCGGATGAAACTCAAATCATGAAGTATAAACTTACAACTCTTCCAAGAGGAACTGCTAAGTTACCAATTCTAGATTTAGGATTCTCGGCTATTAGATTAAAACAAGGAGCATCACTTGCAATTACTCCTCAAACATTAAATTATTTAGGATCTTCTCAAACTTTTGAAGCTGGAGGATATGTAGCAACTATTGCAGACGCTAGAGTAACAAATACATTTAATGGAGTAGGTATTAATACCTCAGAAGCTGAAAGATTAAACTCAACTACTACCCTAGGAACAAACGTTTCTAAAGCAGTAATTGGAACTTCTATCAACATAACTGCAACAACAATTAATACACTATTTGGAGATAATACATCACTTCAAACAACACTTACAGTGATTGGTAGAGATTCAGGTGCTAGATTAACTATTCCAGTAACTATAGTAAAAGTAAATCAATAAGATATGGCATTTAAAAGATTAGATCCAGAAGATATATCCATCAGTGCAGAGTCAGTAGTAACTCCTCTATGGTCTACAAATAGTAAATTGTTAACTACATTTTTTACATCATCTGCTCAGTACTCCACTTCTGGAGAATACTACACTAGGATATTTAATGCAAATATCAACAATGATGCTACAGCAGTAGCTCAAATGGGAATTACCTATGGAGATAGATTAGGGAGAGGATCAGTAAACTATAACGTAGGAGCAGCAGGAAAATCACCATCAGCGACAATATACGGACAGTATAGGAATTTAGTATTTGGAGATGAAGATACAGTTTTTCAATTTCAAAATCAATCTTCTGACTACATTTATGTAATCTCTATAGACAGAAGTAGGTATAAAGAAAAACTACTACCAGGTAGTTTTAACTTAAAACTAAAAGGTCCAAACGGAGATGTTATATCCTTAACAGATAATAGTAAAGCATTAACAACTATCTCTTATGTAGACTCAGGAAGAGTTTACGACGTTATTAGTGGATCAAACGGGCAACCATGGGACCTTAACGTTACATCTGCAACCAGTGGATATAACCAAACAGGAGGAAGTTACGGTAAATTTTTACCAGATGTAGGAATCATAGTACTTAACGGAGAAGCATTAGACGATACAGCCGGAGCAGGAGGTATAGACTTAGCTACAGTTCAAGCTGTTGGCCCTATTACTGATAGTGAAAATACAAGAAAATTCTACAATGCTATCTCAGGAGGATTGTACTTTGAAGCACAAGCAGAAGAAACAGTATCTTCAAACTATATATTTGTTAGAGTAAGAAATAGTGAATTTAATTATTCAACAAACCCTTCTAACATTACAGGTTCAGGAGAATTGAGACATGATATTATGATCAATACACCTCAAGCATATATTACAACAGTAGGGTTATATAACGATAATAATGACCTTTTAGCAGTAGCAAAACTATCTAAACCACTCTTAAAGGATTTCACAAAAGAAGCATTAGTAAGAATCAAGTTGGATTATTAATGAATGAGTGCTTACAAAAAACTAAACAAGCAAGATGCTTACATCACAACCTACACTGCCCGAAAATCTTGGGCAGTATCTGGTAGTGAATATAGCGCAAATAATATAGAGACACTTTCAGGTATCTCCGGTTCTTCAAATTACTACTTACCTGTAAACGAAATACAAAGTATTTCATATAAGAGATTAATTTTCCAAAGCATAAACCACTTATATTACAGTTTATTCCAAAGCGGAAGTATTACAACTACAGGATCTTACGAAAACTTCTTACAATCTTCATACACTAGTGGATCTAGAAATATAAAGTCTTACATAGGGGTTTACTCTATGCCAAGAGATATTGTAGGTACTCACATAGAGCCTTTCTCTTTAGAGATAGTACCTGAATCAGGAGTTTCTTCAAGTTATGTACTATCCTCTTACGCTAGAGAAAATTCTGAAGATGATTACGTAGAAGACTTCTTTAACATATACGGATCTACACCTAACGCCTGTGCTACAATAGGTAACGATTACTTAAGTAATGAAGGAGATTACGTAGAGGAAACACCAGCAGCTGGAGGAGAATACTTAGACATACCAGAAGGGTACTCTTCTACAATAGTAGACGATGGAGAAGGTAATCTTTATTTAAAATGTTCTAACCCTAAAAAGTATGTAGGAAATGTAATATATACTCATGGTCAAATTATTCTTACAGACGAGCTTGTAGCAAATTACCTAATGAATTATGTGGATGGAACAATAAGATGGAAATCTAATCACCCTATTTATACACATAACTATCACTGTAGAGTTAGAGAGTCAGAATTCAACCATACATATAATCCTTCAGCAATAAGTAGTTCAATAAAAACAACCTACTATAACGATGGAACAGAGTATTCAAATACACTTCCTTCATCAGCAGGAGATTTAAACAGTAATATAACAGGAAGTTATTTCCAACCCTATATAACAACAGTTGGACTATACAACGATGCAAACGAATTAATAGCAGTAGGGAAATTAGGTCAACCAGTACCAAAATCTGCAAACACAGATATGACTTTCATTGTAAAAATAGATATATAAAATAAGTAATATGGCAATACAATTAAGAACAAATAAAGCATCAGCACTTACCTATAATGAGATGGATAGAAATTTCTCATCTTTCTTCTATTCAGCGTCCGTAGATACAGATACTAACCGACTTTACCTATGGTACACAGGGAGTGCAAACCTAAATATGTCACAGGATGACAATTTCGGACCTGCTAGGTCTGTAGAGATTGAATTACAACCAACTACAGGAAACAATCCAACACTTGTGGTAGCAGGAAATCCAAGGAACATTCAATTTAGACATGCTACAGATCCTAGATTAGATGCAGATACAGGGTTCATATACACTACTTCACAGCAATTAGGAATAGGAGCAACTATTCCTGCAATCAATACAAAAATACATGCAGTAGGTTCAACTATTACTCCAGCCACATTAAGGTTAGAGAGCACCACTTCCGGTAACAGTCAGGCTAAGAAAGCTACTGTAGACTTCTACCAAGGATCTACTTTTATGGGTACTATAGGAAAAGATAACAACAATAACAATAATCTATACATAAAAACATACATACCTACTGATCCGGTCTTCGGTACAAAACCACAACAACCAGGTCACCTTATAATTAATATAGGAAGCAATACAACCACAGGGGTAGGGGCATGGACTCCTGTAGGATTAGGTATAGGTACATTGTTACCTACAAGAGCAATACATGTAGAAGGTAGAGGGTATTTTAGAGATGAAGTAAGTATTGGAACAAGTACTACACAAGAAAAACTACTTGTAAATGGTAATATCTCAACAGAAATTGTAAACGGGAAAATAGGTTTTAGAGTTTGGGATAACTATGCTACAGGCTCATCAGGAGATACTTATGCACATTATGGGTTAAGTAAAGTAAGCGGAACAAACCCTGTTAACTTATCTGGATTCTTTGGATTAACTTTTGCAACAGTAGGGACAGAAAATATGAGAATTACCCAAGCTGGGGATGTGGGAATCAATACTCCTACACCTAATGCTAAATTGGATGTAAACGGAGACACTATTGTAACAGGTTCTTTTACGACTACAGGGAATGCAACTATAAAATTACTATCAGCAGGTTCTGCAGCAACAACAAGTGCTTTAGTAGCAACATCAGCAGGACTAGTACAGAAGATAGATGCAGCACCAATTCCAAAAGGAGGTATTATACTTTGGTCAGGAACTTACTCAGCAATCCCAACAGGATGGTACTTATGTAATGGACAAACTATAAACGGAATAGTAACACCAAATCTACAGGACAAGTTTATAATAGGAGCTACTACAAACTACGGAGTAACACCAACAACTAATGTGACAGGTACAGCAACAACAACCGGTGGTACCAAAGATGCAGTAGTTGTACAGCATTCACACAATATAAGGATAGTAGACCCGGGGCACACACATAATATTAACACAAACGTCAGTGATAACGGTAATGGGAATAGACAGGTACAGGGAGGAGATGCAGAAGCTACAGCAGCAACAAGTGGTCAAATATACAATAATACGACAGGGTTGAAAGGAACAGGTGTAGGGCAGAATGTATTCGTAGAAGACTCACCGACAGGGGAATCAGGTACTAATAAAAACCTACCGCCTTACTATGCTTTAGCATATATTATGTACGGAGGTATCTAACAATAGAAGATTAAAAGAAGATATTTATAATAAAGTACTATGGCAATAACATTTAGAACAAGTAAAGGAGCAGCTCTTACCCATGTAGAAATGGATGAGAACTTCTCTTCTGTTTACTTCTCAAGTTCCATTCACAATATACCTAACTCTACTTCAAAAGAGTTAAAATTATGGTTCGATAACGATACAGACGACCCAACATACCACAGTGTTGAATTACCAGCACCAGGAGGAGGTACAGTAACAATAGATGGTAATCAAAACAATAGGTTATTAACAGCAACTGGAGGAGCATCACTTCAAGGAGAGCAGTATCTTACTTTTGATGGAAGTATACTAACTCTAGCTGGAAGATTTGAACCAATAGATGCAGCAGGAAATCTAAGTATAGGATCTGGTGCAGGAACAAATGCTCTAGACGCTAATAACATACTTATTGGACAAAATGCAGGGTATGAGTTGCATAACCAACTTAATATTGCAGTAGGTAACTCTTCCTTACGAAATGCAACAGGTGAAGCAAATACAGTAGTAGGAAGTGATTCACTAATAAACCTAAATGGAGGAGATAGTAATACAGCTTTAGGATACGGTACAGCAGAAAACGTAGGTAGTGGTGGTGGAAATCTGTACTTAGGGTACCGAGCAGGACCGATTACAAATACTCCCTTACAGGACAATAAACTGTACATAAATAATATACCAGACGATACACCTCTTATTTACGGTGATTTTGCAACTGGTCAAGTAACTATACATAGCCAGGTGTCTGCATCGCTTTTCTCTGGTTCTTTCGTAGGAAATGGAGCAGGATTGACAGGAGTATCAACAACGTGGAATGGTATTAGAAACGGTAATGCACAAATAACAGGATCATTAATTGTATCAGGAGGAGTAGGAACAACAGTAAATTTTACAGGAGTTTCTTCAATATCAGGATCTATATTCTCAGGATCATTTATAGGAGATGGATCAGGGTTAACAGGTATTACTTCTACAGCAATATGGAATGGTAGAAGAAATGGAAATGCAGAGATAACAGGATCATTTATTGTATCAGGGTCTTCACCGACCATTAACCTAAAAGGTGTTACAACTATTCATCAGAATATTAAAATACACAACCCAACAACAGATTCAATTGGTGTAGGGGAAAATACATTAAATAATTCACCAGGTAGTAGTGTAGCAGTAGGATTTTATGCAGGATCACAAGCAGAGGATCAAACTGTTTCAATAGGATATGCAGCAGGTCAATCAGCAACCAGTCAGACTGTTGCAGTAGGGTATGGAGCAGGTCAAGGAGCAGGAAACGAATCGTCATACTTAGGATATCTAGCAGGAGGAGGTAACAATGGAAAGTATTCAACAGGAATAGGAAGTCAAGTACTATCTAAAGCTAATGAATCGAGTTTTGAGACTGCTTTGGGGTACTTATCTTTATTTAAAGTAAGGCAAGGATATGCAGATGTGTCAATAGGCGCAGAAACTCTATCATCTCTAGAAACCGGTGCATACAATACAGCTGTAGGTAAAGGAGCATTTAGGAACCTTATTGACGGTAAGGCAAATGTAGGTATAGGTTTTGAAGCAGGAGGTCCAAAACTAGAAAAAGGAGCAAGAAATGTATACATCGGAGCAAACTCAGGAGATTACATATCAGAAGAGTATGATCAGCTTTATATAGATAATTCAACAAGACCAGACGCTTTAATAAAAGGAGATTTTGCACAAAGAATATTAACACTGAATGCTGTAAAGGTATTTATGCCTGAGTTACTAGATATACAACAAGACTATGCAGGGGTAATGTCATTACCGATTGGAGCTCTATATAAAGACGGACCCTTTGTAATGGTAAGAGTACCGTAGTAAAAATAAACATAACAAAATATGCCAACAATAAGTAATTTAACAGTAATAGGGCCTTTAGTAGTATCAGGATCTATAATAATGCAACCAGGAACTACTTTTCAAGGAAGTGGTTCTTTTAGCGGTTCTTTTTCTGGATCTTATGTAGGAAATGGATCAGGACTAACAGGTATAACAACAGCCAACTGGAATGGAATTAGAAGCGGTAGTGCAGCTATTACAGGATCTTTAACAGTTATATCAGGAAGTACATCACTTCAAGGAGTAACAGTAGGAAGTACTTTAACTATTACAACAGGAAGTACAACAGCTGCTAAAGTAGATATATTTCAATACTCAACAAGTAGCCTCTCAGGAGTGACAACTCTGATGACTTTCCCAATATCTGCCTCAGCAGGTTACGCTGGATTTAAAGCAGACTATGTCCTAACAACTGCTACTGAAAACGAAAAGAAAGTAGGTACATTATTAGGTACTTGGGACAGATCAGGACATGCAGATATATCAGATAATTATGTAGTAGCAACAGGAGATGCAATAAATAGTACATTTAGCTTAAATGCTTCTTCTTTAACATCTGCTTCTTTATCAGTAAATGCAGTAGGAGGAAACTTCGAGATAAATATGCTAGTAACAGCATTTAAGAGAAAAGTATAAAACAATATAAGACATGGCTAACGAGCATATATTTAATAACGATGTACAGGTATCAGGCTCACTTAATGTGAGTCAATCCATATCTGCCTCTGCATTCTATGGAGATGGATCTAACCTTCTATACGTAACAGCTTCCTCACAATGGGATGGAATAATTACAGGAAGTGTAGATATATCAGGATCCCTTAGAGTAGATAGAGGAAATGTAGACCTAAGATTTGCATCAGGAGTATCTGGATCATTCTCAGGATCATTCTCAGGAAATGGATCAAACTTAACAAGCCTAAACCTAAACGGATACCAGGCATCAGGAAGTAACTTTACAGGTTCTTTTACAGGTTCTTTCTCAGGAAATGGATCAGGATTGACAGGAGTAACTGCTTCTTTCTTTACAGGATCTGTAACAAATGCAACATCAGCTTCTTTTGCAAGTACAGCTTCATATTGGAGTGGTTCGATAGCAAGTTCTTCTTACGCAATATCTTCTTCTTATGCTGCAACAGCATCATACTGGAGTGGATCATTTACAAGTGCACAAACAGCATCATATGTTAATCCATTAATACAGGATGTAGTATTAACAGGATCTCTAGATATAACAGGTAGTCAAACAGTATCATCAACACTACAAGTAACAGGAAAGATACAATCAGTAGCAGGAGTTGATATAGTACCAACAAACGGAATACACTGGAAAGCAGGAGGTTTTAATACTACAGCACTAGGATCAGTAATATATGACGATGGTATAGGATTTTTCTCAAATGGACTTGTAACACCTAGAATGTATATTAGTTCAAGCGGTAATACAGGTATTGGAACTGCAACCCCAACTCTAGGAAAATTACAAGTAGAAGGAAATATACACGCTACATCTATAACAAGTTCTTTACTAGGAACAGCATCTTACGCCTCTCAAGCATTATCTGCTTCATGGGCACCAGTTCAAGTATCTGCCTCTTACGCAACAATTTCTAATCAAGCAACATCTGCTTCTTTTGCAACAACTGCTTCCTATTTCAATACAAGTGGATTAACAACATTAACAGCATTTAATACATTTACAGGTTCATTTAATACTGGATCTTATACCGGATCATTTACAGGAAACGGATCTGGGTTAACAGGTATAGCAGCAGAGTGGGATGGATCTTTATCTGGAAGTGCAAGTATTACAGGATCATTAATAGTAACAGATACTATAACAGCAAATCTATTTGTAGGAGACGGATCAGGGATAACAGGAATTGTTTCACCAACAGCCATTACAGCAACTTTTGCAATATCTGCTTCATATACAGAAGCAGTAGGGTTTGCATCATCATCTATATCAGCTTCATTTGCAGAGAATAGCAATACAGCATCTATAGCAACTTCTGCTTTTTTTGCTGAATCTAGTAATACAGCTTCCATAGCAACTTCTGCTTCTTATGCAGCAACCGCTTCATTTATACAAACAGCCTCTTATGCACTACAAGCAGGATCAAGTTCTTTTGCAACAAATGCAGCAACAGCAAGTCACCTACTAGGATCAGTAACAGCTTCTTACTCAAATTTTGCATTAAGTGCTTCATATGCACAATCAGCATCATACATAGATGTAATAGATGTACCAACAGGAACAGGACCTTACTATCCGTTATTTACAGATGGTACGATAAACAATGCAATATATATTGATAGTACTTTATATTCATATAATGCTACAACAAATACATTAACAGTAACAGCTTCAAGAGCAGTATCTGCTTCTCATGCTTTAACAGCATCTTATTACAATGGAAGTGTAGCTTCTGCATCATATGCTCAAACAGCTTCTTATTACAATGGAAGTGTAGCTTCTGCATCATATGCTCAAACAGCTTCTTATTACAATGGAAGTGTGGTATCTGCTTCTTATGCTCAAACAGCATCTATAGCACCAGGATACTTACCACTTACAGGAGGAACAGTAGCAGGAGACTTAACAGTAACAGGAAATCTTACAGCACAGCAATATATAATATCTTCATCTGTAACATACTTTACTGAATCATTCTCTTCAGGATCTACTAGATTTGGAGATACATTAGACGATACACATCAGTTTACTGGTTCTTTATCAATAACAGGTTCTCTACAAGTAGGAAATAATTCAGCAGCAGCAAGTATATCGAATGTAGGTTCATTGAGATATAGAACATCAGGAAACAATTCTTATGTAGATATGTCAATGCAAACAGGAGCTTCAACTTATGAATGGGTAAATATAGTACAAAATAACTGGTAATAAAGTAAAATAAAATGGCAAAAAAATATACAGCTGATTCAGTAGAAGCTACATCGTTTACAGGTTCATTATTCGGAACAGCTTCACATGCTTTAACAGCATCCTACTACGGTGGAGCTATAGCAGCATTCCCTTATACAGGATCTGCACAAATTACAGGTTCATTAGAAGTAACAGGGTCAGTTAACGGATTAGTGCTGAAGGGTAATAATTCATACCTTGGAAGTATAGGGATAGGGGTAAATGCTTTAGCTAATAATATATTTGACGATAGCATGTCCTCAACCGGTACCGGTAACGTAGCTTTAGGTAATGCAGCCCTAATATCGAATACTACAGGGAATAGTAATATAGCTATAGGAAATGGTGCCCTACAGGATAATACTACAGGAGGTTCTAACATAGCTCTAGGTATCTTAGCGTTAGGGAATAGTATTGCAGGAGGTGGTAATATCGGCATAGGGACTAGTGCTTTAATTCAAAATAAAGAAGGAAATAATAACGTAGCTATAGGGAATGCAGCAGGACTATACACAGTAACAGGATCTAATAACGTATACATAGGTAATTCAGCAGGACCAGGTAACGTAGTGGTAGAGTACGATAAACTTTATATCGGTTCAGGTTCAGGTACACCGTTAATTGGTGGAGACTTTGCTAACAAAACAGTAACAGTATCAGGATCATTACAGGTATTAGGTCAAATAACAGGTTCATTATTTGGCACTGCTTCTTATGCAACAACTGCTTCATCAGCTCCACTATACCTGCCACTAGCAGGAGGTACAATGACAGGTGACATATATGCTGCAGGAAGAACATTCCAATTACAAGATTTAATTCTGGGTGTTGGTACTACTTTTGGAACTATTAAAACAGATGGTACCAAATATATCGGAATATACCCAACCAATGGAGTAGAATCAACTCGATTCCTTGCAAACGGAAACGTAATACATGGTACTGATTTTACAGATGCAGGATATAGGCTACAGGTATCAGCTTCTGGAGCAACAGCAGGAGCATTTCAAGTAATTGGAACTTCTGTTATAACAGGATCTTTAAATGTGACCCAAGGTATAACAGGATCTTTACAAGGGACTGCTTCTTACGCAGTAACAGCTTCTTACGCTCTAAACGGCGGAGGTGGAGCAGCTTTTCCATTTACAGGATCTGCTCAGATTACAGGATCGTTAAGAGTAACAGGATCTTTAGCACAAGGAGAAGGAAATATAGCAACTGGAAACTTTTCACATGCAGAAGGTACAGGATCAGTAGCAATAGGGGACTATTCACATGCTGAAGGAGAAAGAACAATAACACAAGGACAGTCATCACATGCAGAAGGATTTGGTACCAGAACAGTAGGGTATGGATCACATGTTGAAGGAAATCAAACACGTACTGACGGTTCTTTTTCACATGCCGAAGGATACTTTACATCAGCATCAGGATACAGTTCACATGCTGAAGGACAGTTCGCAAAAGCATCAGGATCCTACTCACATGCTGAAGGGCAAAATACACTCTCACTAGGGCAGGCATCACATACTGAAGGGTATGCTACAACAGCTTCAGGAGTCTATTCACATGCTGAAGGTGATAATACATTATCCACTGGAAACTATTCACACGCTGAAGGTAGATTTACAACATCATCAGGAACTGTCTCACATGCTGAAGGGGAAGGTACTAAAGCAACAGGAACAGGAGCACATGCTGAAGGAAACGGAACTATAGCACAAGGATCTACTTCACATGCTGAAGGTTACTTTACAGTAGCAGTAGGAGACTTTTCACATACAGAAGGAAGACAAACATCTGCTTCAGGAGCATTTGGACATGCAGAAGGATTTGGTAATAACGCAGAAGGTGAATCATCACATGCAGAAGGTAGAGGAACAGTATCATACGGACCAGCTGCTCACTCTGAAGGATATTTTACACGTGCAGAAGGATTTGCATCTCACACTCAAGGAGCATACACGACTGCATCAGCAGCTTATCAAACAGTAGTAGGAAACAGTAATATAACATCCTCAGCTGAAAATGCTTTTATAATCGGTAACGGAAGTGACAGCACTACTAGATCAAATCTAGTATTTGCATCAGGTTCACAATTTCAAGTAACAGGTTCAGTAATTGCTACTCAAGGATTCACAGGGTCTTTCTCAGGAAACGGTTCTGCTTTAACAGGGGTAACAAGTACTCCTATTGCATGGTTAGAGTCAAACGCTACAGATTTAACTGTTTGGAACAATGGGAAAGGCAATATGTCATCTAATACATCATTTGGAGATGGAGCTTTAAGATCTAATACAGGCGGAAGTGAAAATACCGCAATTGGACGAGATACGCTATATACAAACACAAACGGTAGCGGTAACACAGCAACAGGTAAAGAAGCACTGTATACAAACAGTACAGGTGACTACAACACTGCAATTGGATTACAAGCACTGTACTCAAACACAAGCGGAAGTAATAATACTGCAATTGGTGGTGGAACATTAGCATCTAATACAATTGGAATTTCTAATATTGCAATTGGATCTAGTGCATTATTTAATAATACGACTGGAAGTGAAAATACAGCAACAGGAATAGGAGCATTATATAGTAACACAATTGGAATTAACAATACAGCAACAGGACTCCAGGCATCGTATTTTAATACTACCGGAAATAGTAATACAGCAATTGGACACAAAGCACTGCAATCGAATTCAACTGGAAGTAATAACACAGCAGTTGGTGTTGAAGCAGGTAGGTTAGTTTCAAATGGATCTATTGCGAGTATGGCTAGTAGTTCAGTATTCCTAGGAGCTAATACCAGAGCTTTAAACAGTAATGAGACTAATCAAATTGTAATAGGAGCTAATGCTATAGGAGGTGGTTCAGATACTATTACACTAGGTAACAGCTCAATTACAACGCTTCGTTGTCAAGTAACATCAATTACCTCTCTTTCAGATATTAGAGATAAAAAAGAAGTAACACCTATAACAGAAGGTATAGAGTTTGTAAATCAATTAAAACCTATTATCTTTAAATGGGATACTAGAGATGGAGCTAAAAAAGATATAAAAGCAGCAGGATTTATAGCACAAGATTTGCTTGAAATTCAAGAGAATAGTCAAATAGGAGAACACTTAGATTTAGTGTCAAATAGTAATCCTGATAAATTAGAAGCTCGATATTCAAACCTACTACCAGTAATGGTAAAGGCAATTCAAGACCTATCCCAACAAGTACAGGAACTACAAAATGAAATTTTACTACTAAAAAGTAAATAAAAACAAAATAAAAATGTGGTTATATCAAAACAAAGAAATTAAAGAACTAGAAGATATGCCCGGAGACAACTTCGGGTTTATCTATGAAGTAACACATCTACCAACCGGTAGAAAATACTTAGGAAAGAAACAACTTATTTCTGTTACAAAAAAAGCTTTAGGTAAAAAAGAATTAGCTTTAATAACAGATAAAAGAGCTAGTAAATCTAAAATAGTTAGAAAAGAATCTGATTGGAAAACCTATTATGGTTCTCACTCAGAAATAAAAGGCTTAGTAAAAGAAGGTAAACAGTCGGAATTCTCAAGAGAAATTCTTATATTTACTCCAAATAAAAAGCTTCATACATACTATGAAAATAAATTACTATTTATAAAAGGAGTAATAGAACCAGATTCCAACTATATAAATGATAATATAGAAGGAAGATATTTTAGAAAAGATTTCTTATGATAAGATTACAGGAAATAGTTGGATTACCAAACCTTCAGTACCATTTAGACAACAAGCTAACACTATCTGAATGTGTCTACAGGTACTCCTCTGACTCGTTTATACAATTGTTTGCTGAAGCAAGACAAGCCTTTAGAGACGGTAAAATTGTATTAAGTGAACAAGATATTCTACTGCTAGAATTAACAGATATTGGAGAGTATGGAATGTATGAAGGACAGAAAGTTCCTTTAGATCTTCCAATGGTCGATGAAGAACTTGAAGAAGCAGAATACAGAGGTAAAGATGTTCCTTTAAACAAACCAAAAAGAGGCGGATCCAAAAAATTCTACGTTTATACTAAAAATAAAAAAGGAAATGTAGTAAAAGTATCTTTTGGAGGTACAACAGGATTGAATGTTAAGATCGACGAGCCAGGAGCAAGATCTTCTTTTGCAGCTAGACATAAATGTGCTACTAAAAAAGATAAAACAAAACCAGGATACTGGGCTTGTAATATCGGAAGATATTGGAAATCATTGGGAGGTAGTAGAAACTTTAGTGGATACTGGTAACATGAGACCTTATTTTCAGTTAGAGACATCAGAGTATCTTTATAGAAAATTTACAGAAGATACCCCAGAAGAAGAGTTTGTATGGCATAGAGATGAAAACGATAGAGAGGTAGAGATATTAGAATCTACCGATTGGATGTTTCAATTCGATAATGAATTACCGCAGGTATTAGAAGGTAAAATTTTTATACCAAAAGAGGTCTATCATAGACTTATAAAAGGAACAGGAACGTTAAATGTAAGAATAAAAGAATACTAATGATACAGGATATAATAGCAGGCATAATAGTATTAGGTGCTTTTGCAATTCTATTAAATACTTTACTATTTATAATTAAACCTAAAAAGAAGTAACAATAACTATAAAATTCTAATGGACGGAGGAAACATAGCGTATTATTGGATAGCAGCAGTTGTTACCTTAGCATTGTATTTAATCATAGAAGAATATAAAAGAGATAAGTAATGAAGAGATCGGAACTAGTACAGTTAATAAAAGAAGAACTTAATATACAGGATAACGGACCAGAAGAAGCACAGTTTGATACAGACTTAATGGCAACTGCTAACGGTATTGCAACAGCAATAGGGTCTGAATTGAAGAATAAAAAGCAACAGAACGAAGGTCAGTTAGATGAAGCAATTGTAGCAACTGTAATTGCAGGAGTTTTAACAGGAAATGCACTTATAGGGTTTATTTCTAAAATGGCTGCTAAGTTAATGAAAAGACTTAACTGGAAAAAAGGAGAAGACTTTGCAGAAAAAATACACCACTGGGCACATGATAATGAAAAAGCTTTTCAATCTCCAATTAAGAGAGTGTTAGGGTTTTTTATAAAAGATCCAAATACATTAGAAACAACAACTAAAGCTATCTATGCAATTGTTATTACAAGTATGGCAGCAGGGTATGGAGCAGAAGCAGTAAACGGATTATCAAAAGCAGAATGGTTCCAAGGAGCATTAGCCTCTTTAAAGACAGTAGCTAAAGCAGATGAAGCAATATTAAATGCATACCCAGCAATTAAATCAATACTATAACACATATATAATGAAAAAATCTGAATTAAAAAGAATCATCCAAGAAGAATTAAAAGGATATTCAAAATATGCTCCAGGTGGAGAGACTAAAGGAGGTACTACAGATGATTTTAGAAACATCTTAACAACAATTGCAAAGCAAGGTACCGAAGAAAAGGAATCTGTTTCTGAAGAAGCTTCTAATATACAAAGACTTGATATTAGCTATACTTTCCCAAACCAGAGATTCTACTCAATAAATGTAGATAATAAGAAAATATCTAACTACCAAGAAGCAAACCAAATCATAAATAATCTTACAGGATTAGATCTTCCAGAAAGAGCTGATTACACTGACCCTGAAGTATCTAAAATTGTAGATGCTTTAAAAGCAAAAGGTATTCAAGCTGGTTCTTACGAAATGGATATAACCTAAGAATAAATGATTAGCATCTACAGAATACTAAAAGAGGTAATCACACCAACTCAAGAATACCAAGAACTTGTTAACGATATTGTTGATCAAGGAGGAGAGTATTTAGGAGAAGGAGATTATGGAGCAGTATTCTTAGTAGGAAATAAAGTAAAAAAAGTAACTACTGATTCAGAAGAATTAGAAGATGCACAGCAAATAAAAGGACAAAAGACTAAATACTTTGTATACATATACGATGTAGAGGTTAGAAATCCAAAACTAGGAATCATCACAATGGATAATCTAGAACCTTTTACAGGATCTGAACAAGATGTTCCAATTGATGATATAATGGAAGAAGCAGAAATGTTAGGAATATATCCAGACTTAGAAGGACCAGGAGGTTCAATTAAGATGGATAACATAATGCAAGATAGGTATTATGGTAATATAAAAGTAATAGACGTATAATGGAAAACACATTTGACTTAAGAAAATTCTTAGTAGAGAATAAATTAACAAACAATTCTAAATTATTAAGCGAAAATAAGGTAGAAGGTATCGACTTAGCTTTAGTAAGAGGTTTAATAAATAAACCGGAAGTACAAAAGCTGCAGGATACATTAGCAAACAATCCTCAATTAGCTAAACAAGCAGCAAAGGTAGCAGCTAACATAGTAGACGGTGACTTTAAAGCACCAGAGAATATTAGTGAAGCATTTTCTCCTGAAGAAATTAAAACCGCCGAAGAACTTGGAGTAGTTAGGTCAAAATACGACTCAGACAAAGCATATGAAGATATGGTACGTTTTGCAAATGAAAAACAAAGGCAGTATTCAGGCGGTAAATCATCCGGTCCTAATGCCGAGTATTCTGCATACCATGATAATCCTTCAGGACGTAAAGAAAAAGATAAAACAATCGTACAGATACTAAGAAGTGCAGGAGCAGGAGCAGCATTAACAACTCTTATAGCACCATTAATAATGGCAGGTACAATTGGAGCTGGAGCAGCAGCATTGCCAATAGTTGCAGCGGCAGTAATAGTAGGTGCTTTAGCTGGAATAGGGGCAGGAGCAGCAGCAACAGATGGCTTTACTAGAAACTCAGTAATAGCGGAAGAGGATGTAGATCTAGCAGGGCAAGTGCAAGCTATAATAGATGCAGGAAGAAAGATGTAATCTGTAGAGTAAAAATAACTAAAGAAAGGCTTGCTTATGTGAGCCTTTTTTCGTATCTTAAGATGTCAATCGGTTATGTACATATATGAGTAGTAATATTTTATTAGGTTTTATAGAGAACGTTTTAGGAAAATCCCACAAAAGAGCTAGGGAAAACTATGCTTTTACTTGTCCAAAATGCAATCATCATAAACCAAAGCTAGAGGTAAACATGCATACCAATGAAAAAGGAGAGAATCCTTTCGAATGCTGGGTATGTGGGCTTAAAGGACGTACAATTAAGTCTTTACTTAAGCAGTTACAGGTACCTGCCGAACAAGCATATGAAATACTTAAATATGTAAGAAAAGGTGACGAAATAGGGTATGCTCCAACAACTTCTGTAGAACTTCCTAAAGAGTTTCAAGCACTTTATACAGCATCTCATACATCTATTATAGCAAATAAAGTAAGAAGATACCTATATAAAAGAGGTTTTACCGATAGAGACTTCTTAAAATACAATATAGGGTACTGTACGTCAGGAGAATATGCCGGAAGAGTAATTATTCCGTCATATAATGAGAATAACCAACTAAATACATTTGTAGGTAGGACCTACGAAGATGCATACCATAAATACAGAGGTCCAGAGATTTCTAAAGATATTATAATGTTCGAAAACCTCATTAACTGGTCCCAGCCCATAGTACTTGTAGAGGGTGCATTTGATGCAATAGCAGTAAAAAGAAACGCAGTACCAATACTTGGTAAGTCTTTATCAAAATCTTTGATAAAAAAGATAGTATCAAGTCAGGTAGAAGATATATACGTAGCCCTAGACAGGGATGCATTTAAAAAAGCACTCTCATATACAGAACAGTTTCTGAATATGGGAAAGAAAGTATATCTAGTAGATATGCAAGATAAGGATCCAAGCGAGATGGGCTTTGCAGGCTTCACTCGTTATGTACAACAGGCAGAGGAAATGGACTTCGGAAAGTTACTCCGCTACAAACTATCATAATATGATACAAAAAGGACAAAATGTTCTATCAGAACATGCCAAAAAAAGGTTAGACTTTAAACCTGAATTAAAGCAGATTAATTTTTTAGATAGAAGGGTTTATCAACGATCGGAAGGAGTCTTTTATCCTTCAGTTACTACAGTACTTCAATACATGCCAAAGAATAAGTTCTTTGAATCATGGTTAAAAGATGTAGGACATAACTCAGACATTATAATGAGAAGAGCCGGAGATGAAGGTACTCAAACTCACAATGCAATCGAAGAACTATTAGAAGGTAAAGAAATCCAGTGGATGGATGATTACGGTAATGCCCGTTATAATGAATTGGTATGGGGAATGATTATGAAATTCAAAGAGTTCTGGGATGTAGCAAAACCTGAACTAATCTTTACAGAAGAATTTACTTACTCAGATGAACACAAGTATGCAGGAACAGCCGATATCGTTGTAAAGATGAATGATGAGAATTGGTTAATCGACTTTAAGACATCGAACCATTTACATAAATCCTACGACTTACAACTAGCAGCCTATGCTAAATCAATTGAAGAAACAAAAGGAATTAAGATTGACAGAACAGCTATTCTTTGGTTAAAAGCATCAACTCGAGGAGCTGATAAGAGCGGTAAAAAAATACAAGGTAAAGGATGGGAGTTAAAAGTAGTAGATGAGATAGAAAAAAACTTTGAATTATTCAAATTAATCTATAAATTATACGAAATAGAGAATCCAACAACAGAGCCTAAATTCTCTTCATACCCGACCACTATCAAACTTTAGTACTATTTATTTAATATAATCGTTGGATATTCAAAAGAATATTCGTATATTTAGGTAAAATAAATAAGATGGAAAACTTTGATTTGAAAAAGTTCTTAGTAGAGAATAAATTAACTGCTAATTCAAAACTACTAAAAGAGGAATATGAAGGAGAGACAGTAGAACAGGCTTTCAGAAAAGCAGATATAGACTTAGCTAAACCAATTACAGCAGTACCTTCTGAAAGAGCAATAATGATCTCAGGACTAACAATACAAGGGGATCACCCTATAATTATGTTAGGTGGTAAATTTGCAAAGATACTAGAACAAGAAAGATTACAAAGACTAGAAGAAGATCCAGACCAAGATGAGTACGAGGAAGTACTATATAACTTTAGTGACGATATTAATCCAGGAACAGGAGAATTGATGGGAGAGGATGAAGATTTTGAGGAATATACAAAAGGTCTTACTTGTAAATTAGAAGTATATTTTGGTGACTTTATGTTCGAAATCTGGCAAAAAGATTCAAACCTAAAAGCAGACCCTAGTTTTTTTTCAGTAAACGAAAGTAAAGCATAATAATATGGGAGGAAACGTATTTAGTAGTACAGCACCGATAAAAAAAGAACATATTAAACCTACTCTATTAGAGTTCTTTAAGCAGTTCAAAACTATATTTCCAAAAGCAGAACCATTCTTTAGAGAAATGAAAACTTTAGGATCTGTAGGAAAGAAAGACTATTCAGGGGATATTGACCTAGCACTTGCCGGGTCATCCTTTGATGATATAAACGACTGGGGCTTAGATGAGAAACATGTTCAAGACCTATTTGTTGGATTTAAAAAGAGAGCTAGAACCTCTACAGATGATCAGTTAACAAAAAGAGCTGTAATTGTAGCAATAGCACAAAAAATAGCAGAAGCGGATACAGAAATCATAGCAGATGTAAAAGGATCAGGAGCAGGAGCTCTATTCCTATTATTTCCTCAGTATGATGAAAACGTAGAAGTAGTAGGCCAAAACGTTCAAATAGACGTAAATGTAGGAGATGTTGATTGGTTACAGTTTGCATACCATTCAGCTACATATTCAGGGAACGTAAAAGGATTGCATAGAACACAATTACTTGTATCTTTATTCTCTCAGAAAGGATATACATTCTCTCATAACTATGGGGTAAAAGATAAAGAATCTCAAGAGATTGTAGCAAATCAACCGCAACAAGCAATAGACCTTTTGAATAAGGTATATGGTCTGAATCTAGATCGAGATACGATAGGAGACTATTTTAAATTAACAGAAGCACTGGAAGCGGGGTTATCTCCGGAAGATTTACACGCTGTATATGATACTTATTTAAAAATATTAGATAGTACAAGAGCAGATATACCAGGAGAATTGCAATCTTATTGGATAGAAAATCAAGAAAGATTAGGATTAAAAGGTAAGTTCTTACCAGATAATTCAAACTTAACACAATATAAAGTATAATATGTCAGGAGTAGCAGGAGGAAATAGAATCGAAAGAGGGGATGTACATAATACATTCAACAAATACGTAGAAGAAGTTCTAAGTAAAATACCAGGCTTTAAAAAAGCTTCTCTATCAGGATCTGTTAAAGCAGGTACAAAAGCTGACTTTGGAGACTTAGACATCATTGTATGGTTTGAAGGAGATGATAAGAGAGAAGTTAAACAAAGACTTATCGATGCAGCTCTAGCTCTTCCGCAGAACATAATTGTACCTTTTAAATCAGAAAAATATACAGGAAGAAGGTACTATAACTCAGGTGAACTAATCTCAGTACTCTATCCAATTGTAGGAAAAGAAGATCAATACATTCAGGTTGATAATATTATATCTCTTACAGAAGAAGAGCATGCATTTAAAGGATCATTCTTAGACTTACCAGCTGAAAAGCAAGGACTATTAATAGGACTGGCAAAAGTAATCTTACTTGAACAAGACCCACAAGATGTATTTAGAAGAATGGGTATATCAAATGTACCTAATCTAGAAAAAGGTGAAGAGTTTGAATTTAACTTATCATCGGTAAAACTGTCTTTAAGAAAAGTAAAACTAGAAAACTTTAGAGAAATAGCAAGAGAAGAGGTATGGTCAACAACAGCTTGGGGTACTATTAAGATATTATTTAAAGGATTTAATATAGACGGTTCTTTTGAAGATCTATTAGATGATGTTGCTAAAAAACTTACAAATGCTAGATCTAAGAACAGAATAGCAGGTATTTTTAAATCAATGGTATCTGTTAAATCAGGAGAAGTTGGAACAGCCAAAGGAAAAGGTAAAGAAGATGCATTAGAAAAAGTAGCACAAACACTTGCAGAAGCTTTAGATGATGGATCTGAAGTAGTAGCACTTTATGCTGGAGGATTTAAACCACCGCATTTAGCTCACTTTGAAAATGCTAAATTCCTATCTACTAAAGCAGATAAAATTGTAATATTTATCGGACCTAAGATTAGAGAAGGTGTAAAAATTACAGCAGAACAATCAAAAGCTATTTGGGAAATCTATGCAAAATACATAAATGTACCAATGGAGATTGTAATCAGTAAAGTAACTCCAATATTAGATACATATGAATGGATTGATGCAAATCAAGACAAAGTAACAAACATTATTACAGGAGCTATGGCTGATGAAATGGGTAAATTCTCTGGAATAGAAAAGAAAAAGCAGAAAGGTGAATACAGTAACGTAGAAGTAAAAGAATTACCTGTCATCACAAACAAAGAGGACGATAAATTCTCAGCAACTGATATTAGAAAGTCGGAAAAGTTCTTATTAGAAGGTAAATGGATTCCAAAAGTAGTATCAAAAGAAGATAAGCAAGTAATCATAGATATCATAGCACCACAGCAAGAAGATTCAGTAGAAGATAAAATGTTAACTGCGGTAGATAATGTATTTGAAAGTTTCTTTCCAAAGAAAGTTAAGAAAGAAGTAATAAAAGAAGGATCAGCAGGAACACCAATACAGCCATCAGGAGCTATTCCATCAAAAGATAGAGAAGATTTAATAGAACTTTTCGATCAATTAAGAACAACTATTGATTCAGACAAATATACAGTAGTATTTGAGCAAGATAGAATAGGAGTGTACATAAAAACGTATGCAGATGTAAGCTTTGATCAAACACCTCAACAAAAGAGACTACCAGAAGGAGCAGAGCAGGAAAAATTTAACTATACACCATACATAGCATCTCTTTTAGAGTATATGATAGATCAGAAGATGAATATTACACCATTACCGGAAGTAAAAATAAGGTATGACGAAAAACAAGCAAACGACTTCTTTGGTAAAACAGCTTACTATGATCCAACCAAGCAAGAAGTAGTACTCTATGTAATGAATAGACATCCTAAAGATGTTTGTAGATCATTCTCTCATGAAATGATTCACCATATGCAAAACATGGAAGGAAGACTTGAAGGATTAGCTGGAACTACTAATACAAACGAGGACGATTACTTACAAGAGATAGAAAAAGAAGCTTACCTAAAAGGTAATATCACATTCAGAAATTGGGAAGACGGATTAAAAAATAATAATAAAGAGGTTATGGCAGAAGGAAGGTATGATACAATAACAAACCGAGTTAGTAGTGTTATTTTCAATCACTGGAAAAGAGAAGTAGAAGAAGGTAGTAAACTCACCAGTTTTAGTGAATTTATTGAATCAGATGACTTAGCTTTCGATGTACAGGCTACACTAGTACTAAAACCAGGTACTAAGAAACTTAAAGTAGACGGAGGAGCAGACTACTCACCAGAAGGAGAATATGATGATGCTATTATGGTAACTTTCCAAATTGATCCTGCAATGCTACCTGAATTTTGGGAAGAAATTTCCATGAATCTAAAAGATGTTATTAGACATGAAATAGAGCATTTAACTCATAGTGATTCTGATAACCTAAAATCAGGTAAGTACATGGAAGATGATCAGTACATACGAGATTTAGTCAAACTAAAATTGTTAAAAAACAAAGAGTACTTTCTTTTACCAAAAGAAGTAGATGCAAACCTACAAGGAATGTACCTTAGAGCTAAAAAAGAAAAAAGACCATTTGCAGATGTTGTAAACACATACTTAGATGCTCAAAAAATTACATCTAAGGAAAAAGAAGAGATACTAACATTATGGCGTAAGAGATTACCTGCATTAGGGTTAAAACAAACATTATAAAAATAAAAAGGTTATGGGAAATTTAGTAGACTTATTGCTTACAGAAGAAGATTTTAACCCTCCTTATCAGATATACTGTGATATGGACGGAGTATTAACAGATTTTGAAAACAGATTTGTTGAGATGTTAAGACAAGAAGGACCAAAGTACTATTCAAAAGAGGTTATAAACCAAGTAACAAGACCTAAACACTTTGAGAAACTTGAAGGAGAAACAGAGTTTTGGAACTTCATTGATAACCATATAGGATTAGAATTCTGGTCAGGAATGAATTGGATGCCAAATGGAAGAGAAATATGGTCTTTTATACAGCCATACAGTCCAACTATACTTACATCTCCATCTAGACAGAACACTTCAAGACTGGGGAAAAGACTGTGGGTAAAAGAACATCTAATACCTGCCCCTCCTGTAGAATTCAGGTTCGGAGCAAGTAAGTCGGATTTTGCAAATGAAAAAGCTATATTAATAGATGATAGACCTTCTAACCTAGCTGCATTTGCTGCAAAAGGAGGGATAGCATTAGAGGTAAAAGACGGAGAAATACAATCGGTTATTAATAAATTAAAAGAACTTGGTTATGGGCGAGAGCTTACTTAAAAAAGAATTCAAATCAAAAGACGTAAATAGAGCTAGAAATTTAGTTAACAAAGACTTTAGTGCAAAGACTGTAGACGGTATTGGATACTCTAAGGCACAGGTTGCCTACAAAGAAGGAGATATATGGGAAGAGAGTGGAAGAACTTGGACTATTAAAAACGGATTAAGACAGAATATTACAAAACTAGACTCAGCAAAGAAAGCTCTCCAGATACCGTTAGCATGTCCGAAATGCGGAGGATCTATGAACTACTACCTCAGTCATAAGATGTATAAGATACATAAAATGTGTTTTGATTGTGTAATTGATTATGAAGCAGAACTAAGAAAAGCAGGTCTATATGAATCATATGAAAAGAATATGATGCAAGGAAGCCTTAAAGCTTTTGCAAGAGATGTTGAACAATGGGTACTAGCCTCATTAGAAGTAACTAACAGTTTTGTAACAGAGCAAGGAGATATAGAAGATTGGAATAATAATGATTCAAAATTCAAAGAACAGTTAAGCAAAAACCTTCAAGAGTACTTAAAACACATAAAGAGCCATATAGAGGAGTAATATATACTTTTGTATATTTATTAAAAACATTTAATATCTATGGCAAAAGCAGCACAATCTTCCGTTAAAGTAGAAACTACTAAAGTATCTAGACCTGGAGTTCACGCTAAATCTAAAACTTCAAAATTGAAGAGTTCTAAGAACTATAAAAAGCTTTATAGAGGGCAAGGAAAATAATATGAAGCTACTACAACTGTTAAAAGAAGCAGATAACCCTCAAGCAGGTAAAGCAGCACCTTATGGTTCAGGATATGCTAAAGTAAAACAAGCAATCCAAGAACTTGTAAAAGAGGTTCTTGCAGAAAAAGTAAAAGGTGTTGACGGTAAAGCTTGTTGGAAAGGGTACAGATATGCAGGCACTAAAGACGGAAAAGACATCTGTGTAAAAATCACAAAATAATATGAAGCTACTACAACTACTAAAAGAAGCAAAAGAGGTATTAGAAGACTTCGCTAAAACCAGAGGAGAAGGTGCAGCTAAAATAGCATCAAATGCTCAAGAAAAAGGAGGACTTGCTTTACTAACCTGGCATCATTTCAAAGTAAAAGCTCCGTATTATAAAAAAGCTTCTGAAGGAAAGCTTGATATGGAACAAGCAAAGAAAGAGTACGAAGAGACTTATAAAAAGATCTCTCTAGATATGACTCAAATTGAATTTCAAAGAGAGGTAGGAAGACTAGAAGTACTAGGAGAATTGCTAATAAAGAATAAATAATGTCAACACTAAATACATCTATACCTCACTTCTATGCTAAGATGCGAATCGAACATCTCTATCAGCATGACGGAAGAGAAGGTATGCAAGATGTAATTGTATTTGGAGTACAATCTGTAGGAGGAAGAGCTCTTACCTTCCATGTAATGACTGATGAAGGAGCTGTTAGATCAAGAGTTCCAATTCACATGCTTGCTTGGAAAGATGATGCTCCTAGAATGGCTTTAGACCACTTACAATTATGGGATTGTTTTGGACATGAAGTATCATGTACAGCATACGATTACTTACTTCAATCAAGAGTAAAAGCAATATTTAAAGACGGAAGTAAAGAGTGGGGTAATTATATCATGACATTTGACTGGTACGATAATCCATATTCTAACGAACCAACACAATATAAAGCAGCACATCTAATTAAATTAGATAATGGGAACTTTACTCTCCAGCCAAACAATAGGTTAATGTGGAGAGATATGTCTTTTGTAACTCAACCATTCCCTGATAAACCGGATTGGATGATTGATAATAAAGACTGGTTCTGTGAATCGGTTTCCGATAAATGGACAATGGAAAAAGGTAATGAAAATACTTACTACTACACTTTAGAAAATGAAAAAAAGTCAACTAAAAAAGATAATTAAAGAGGTATTAGATGCTTCAACACCTGCTCCTAATGAAATACCAGGAGGACTAGCACAGTTTGCTACTATTGGAGATTTAGCTACAATGCATAATCTTCCTTTAGATCAAATCATAAAGCAGATAGTAAAAGGAGTAAAGACAGAATCAGAACATACAACAGATTTAGATATTGCTATGGAAATAGCTTTTGACCATGTATACGAAGATCCTAAATATTACGATAAATTATCCAATATAGAGGAAGGTAAACACGACCCAGTAGAACCAGGTATTTTAAAAAAAAGGTTAGGTAAACTTACATGTTCAAAAGTAAGAGCAGAAAGAAGTAAGTTAGAAGATAAAGGTACTCACTATGCAAAAGCATTGCAGAGATACTTAAATTACCACTGTCAGTAAAAAAATTAACTATTTATTTGTATATATAGTTCAAAATAACTATCTTTAGATATTATAATATGAAGAAATTAATAAGAATAGTAGAAGCAGGAGAAAAGACAGCATTTATCCAGACTTCAAAAGGTGAGAAGAAGACAATCGAGTATAAGAAAGACGATGAACTCACAGGTTTGAAAGATAATCAGGATATTGCAAAAATAGATACTGCAGATGGTAAAAGGATAAAAGAAGAAGTACGTAAATATACTACTCAAGAATCAGCAGCCGTAGGAAAAGCAGTAGCTAAATCTCTTGTAAAAGTTCTTAGAGCTCAAGGAGATGAAATCTCAAAACTAAAACTTACAGGAATAGGAGTTGATAAATTCAATATTCATGTTGAATACGGAAATGATAAGGGAGTAGACACTTTTAAATTTGACCTTAACCCAGAAGGAACAGCAATTTTATTAGATTTAGGAACTGAGCCAATAGAGCTAGTAGACTTTGTGATAACACAAGGAAATACTGTCTCTATGCCGACTCCTGAACTAGAAGATAAACTAAGTGATGCAATGAAAAAGTATGTAGGAGAACCTACAGACACTGAGTACGATGATATGGCAGCAATGCAAACACCAACAGATCCTTCACAGATGAATAAAAACATAGCAGAAGGTAATTTCGACTCAAAAGACTTTAAGCCATATGCTACCAAAGATCCTAACAATCCTAACTTTTTAAAAGTATTCATTAAATACCCAGAAGGAGTAGGGCACTTAAAAGCTTACGGACAAAAAACATTGTCTGGACAAGAGAGAGAGTTTGGAATTAAAAAAGCAATGGAAATCGGACAAGCAGTAGCAGATAAGTTACAAGCAAAATATAACATAGAAGATATCGATGTATCGGATAATGGAGCTGGAAAGGTAATAGTATTTGCAGTATCGGATGATTTTATTAAAATGAATGCACCTGCTTTACAAGAAGATGACCACTTACAGCCAGATGACGAATCTTCAATGGCAAAAGCACAGTTAAGGTCTATTCAATCAAACGCAAGTAAGATGATGGATCTATTAGGAGATGATGATCAATTAGATGCATGGGTTCAAGCTAAACTGACAAAAGCAGAAGATTATCTGGATTCAGCAGCAGGATATACAGAGTCAGAAAAGCATCAAGATCAAGAAACTAGAATAGTTGCATTAGCATTAAATGAAAAGAAAGCAACATACTGCGGAAGATGTGGACATACCCATGTTAAAGGTACACCTTGTCCAAGGCCTTTTAAAAATGAAGCTTTAGATGCCGTTGGAAAAGAAGATGACGATATCAATAATGATGGAAAAGTCGATAAGACAGATAAATATTTAAAAAATAGAAGAAATACTATTTCTAAAAAAATAACTAAAGAGGAAATAAGGGAGTTAATGTTAGAGGCATACATTGAAGTTCTTAGAGAAGAAGAAGGAGCAGTATTAGAAACATCTACAGATGAAATACTGGGAAAATTTCCTACAGTAAAGAAAGCAATAACATCTCTATTCACAAAAGAATACCCAGAATTTGTAACAGACATAAGATGGGTAGCACCAAAACCTTCCACATTTGCAGTTGATCTTAAAAACGGTCAATCCTTTAATTTAAAATGGATGGGTAAAGGGTTTGAAGCACAAATAGAAGGTAAAAAATACTATTTAGATACTCTACAAGACTATCAACAAGCTTTAGACAAAATAAACGATATTCTTAAAAACGGACCAATCTCTCAAGGTGAAGAACCAGGTGGAGAAGAATTCGGAGCAGATCCAGCAGCACCAGCAGGTGGAGGTGGTGGAGACTTTCCAGGTGGAGAAGCCGGAGGAGAACCAGCAGCTGAATTTGGAGCAGAAGAAACACCAGCAGGTGAAGAAGAAGCAGGAACAGAACCAGAAACACCAGAAGCACTTTAATGAGCGTAGTAGATAAAATAGTTGCAGAATGGGCTTTTCGATGTAAGAAAGGCTATCCAGATATGAATAATCCTGGCGATATGAAAGTATTGAAAGAGATTTATTCTGAATTTGGGATAGTTTTAGAGGAAAAGTCAAAAGAAGATGAAAAGGAAAATGAAAGTAATGCAACGGATGCAGATGTTAAGTACCTAAGAGAAGCATTTAATTCAATAAAAGAAGATTATGCTAAATACCTTAAAGTATTTATGCTATTCGATCCAAACTCATTAGGGACTATCTCAGAAGTATTACTTGCAAAGCTTCTAGCAAGCAAAGGAATAGAGACTCAACATACAGGAGGAGCACAAGGATTAACCGACCTAGTAGTCAATGGACATAATATAAGTTTAAAAACTACATCAGGAGATACTAAAATTGGACTAGGTAGTGAGAAAGAAGTAATGGATAGTAGAGCAATTGAATTAGCAAACTACTTTAAAGCAAATCCAGAATTAACGAAATACACTGTAGGTCAATTAGAAACAGTTGAAGCTGCTAAGGAATATTACCCAGATATTATTGCAAGAATAGATGCTATTGCAAAAAAACTTACAGGACCTAGCAATAGTGAGTTTTTTGTATGGGTAGAAAAAACTACAGATAAAAACACCAAGTTACTTACAAAAATTACAATACATACATTAAAGTACGACTATACAGAAGTAATGGATACTTTTAAGCAAAGTAGAGTAATTCCAACAAGCCCGACAAGAGCTAAAGCAAGTAAATCAGGATGGAACTTAGTAGATAGTAAGGGAGATGTAATAGTAGTTGCCGATATAAAATCTAAATACCTAAACGTATCCCCAACTTTTATTAGAAGAAGCTCTGGGGAAACTACAACCTCAGTTAACTTCCCTGCAGTAGAGAAAAGTAAAATAACAATGAGCCAGCTTGTATCTACAGGAATGTTTAGTGCACTAGACAGAATATATACACAGGTTTACGGAACTGATAACTAAATGATAGACTATTTATAAACAAAAATAAACTACAATGGCAGATAATTTTAATTTAAGATCATTCTTAACAGAGAATAACCTTACAAAAAATGCACAACTTCTTAAAGAAGCAAGAGTAGACGGATTTGATGAGAATCAAAAAGCTTTCCAAGTAAGTTTCGTAAACAAATACGGAGGAGGAGACTCTAGAATACTAAATGCAGAAACACCAGAACAAGCAGAAGAGGTTTTTGCAGATATCTTTATAGACAACCCAGACTTCGTACAGTCAATAAAATCAGTACAGCCTTACCAAGTACCAGCTGCTAAACCACAAGCAGAACCACAACCAGGATTAGAAGGGGTAAATTACAGCTCTATTCAAATCGATGGAATCGACCCAGACGATTACCCTGACTTTGTAGATGCATATATTATATCTGCAGAATTTGAAGATGGAACTCCTTTAAGTGAGGAAGAGTTGGAGCAATTAACAGACGAATTATACCAATCAGGAGAGTTAGGAGATATGGCTGCTCAATCGCTTTATGAAAATAATAAAAAACCAATGATGAAAGAAACAAAATTAACTGCTAAAGAGAGAAGACTTGTTGAAATGGTTCAAGATGCTTTAGGTATAGCACCACAGGCTGTAGCAGAAGAAGTACCAATGGCAGAAGAAGTACCAATGGCAGAAGAAGAAATGGTACAAGAAAAACCTCTTCCAAAATACAATTCAATTGAAGAATTGATGAAAGAGATTGAACACGGAACAAACGAAGCAGCTCACAAATATAAAATGGATGAGATGAAAAGAGTTTACGAAGCTTTAGAAGCTAAAGTAGGGTCTTTAGAAGAAGGAGAGCATGCTGAGCATATCGATCAAAAAGCTGTTAAACAAATGCGTAAAGATATTGCAGCATTAAGAAAAGCAGAAGAGAAATTAAGAAAAGAATTCGATAAAAAATTCTCAGGTAAAGAAAAGAAAGAAACTCCAGTTAAAGAAAAAGCTACTGAAGCTTTACAGGAAGGATTTGACTTAAGAAAATTCTTAGCAGAAAATAGAAAATAATATTACAGAGTAATTAAACAAGCCCACCCTATAAAGGTGGGTTTTTTTATATCCCTATATTTATATTATATACATATATAATATGTCACAACAAGATATAAAACAAATAGTTGCACAAGAGTACATAAAATGTGCAAAAGACCCGGCTTACTTCATGAAGAAGTATTGCTATATTCAACATCCGACCAGAGGTAGAATCTTATTTAACCTCTACCCGTTTCAAGAAGGAGTACTGCATTTATTTAGAGATGAAAAGTTTATAGTAACTCTTAAATCAAGACAGTTAGGAATCTCTACACTAGCCTCAGCATATGCTTTATGGTTAATGATCTTCCATAAAGATAAAAACGTACTAGCACTTGCGATTACTCAAGCAACAGCTAGAAACCTTGTAACCAAAACGATTTTCATGTATGAGAATCTACCAAAATGGTTACAGTTACCTTTTACAGAAAAGAATAAATTATCTCTTAGACTTAAAAACGGTTCTAAAATTACAGCTAAATCATCTAACGCAGATGCAGCTCGTTCAGAAGCGGTATCGCTACTATTAATAGATGAGGCAGCCTTCATTGATAATATTGAAGAAACATTTACTGCAGCTCAACAAACACTTGCTACCGGAGGACAATGTATGGCTCTTTCTACTCCAAATGGTGTAGGAAACTGGTTCCATAAGACATGGGAAAAAGCTGAAGCAGGAGAGAATGGATTTGTACCTGTTAAATTAAAATGGGATGTGCATCCGGAAAGAAAACAAGACTGGAGAGATGAACAAACAAGACAATTAGGAGAGAAACAAGCAGCTCAAGAGTGTGATTGTGACTTCTTATCATCTGGAGACTCAGTAATTGAGGTTGAGAATATGGCTTTCTACGAAGAGACATATGTAAAAGAACCAACTGAAAAGAGAGGTGTAGACGGAAATCTTTGGATATGGGAATCACCTGACTATCAAAAGTCGTATATGGTTGTTGCCGACGTCGCTAGAGGGGACTCTACCGACTACTCCGGCTTTCATGTCTTTGATATTGAGAACTGTGTGCAGGTTGCAGAGTATAAAGGTAAGATATCACCTAAAGAATACGGAAACGTATTGGTAGGAATAGCAACAGAATATTGTGATGCATTACTAGTAATAGAAAATGCTAATATCGGATGGTCAACTATTGAACAAGTAATATCCAGAGAGTATAAAAACCTGTATTATTCCTCAAGATCAGATAATGAAACAGTTGAATCGTATATGGCCAAGTACGAAAGAGATAAATTAGTACCAGGATTTACAATGTCCTTAAAGACTAGACCTCTAGTAATAGCTAAGATGACTGAATACATACGGGAAAGATCGGTTATAGTGCAGTCTAAGAGGTTATTAGCTGAAATGAGGGTATTCATATGGAGAAATGGTAAAGCACAGGCACAGTCAGGGTATAATGATGATTTAATTATGGCTTTTGCTACAGCATTATATGTTAGAGATACAGCCATTAGAATGAGACAACAAGGAATGGATCTTTCAAGAGCTACAATGAACTCTTTTGTTAATCTTAACCAAAGAACTCCTGGTGTATATAATGTTGCTCCTATGCATAATAATCCGTATCTTATGGAGACACCAAATGGCCAAGAGGACTTAACCTGGCTATTAGGATAAGTTACTATTTATAAATAAAACATTTTAAAATGGCAGAAAGAAATTTATTCACCTCACTCCAGAGATTATTCTCAACTGATATATTAGTTAGAAATGTAGGAGGAGATGAGTTAAAGATTGCTGATATTAATCACATACAGTCGACAGGGAAATATCAAACCAATTCACTATTGGATAGATTCTCTCGTTTATATATCTACAATAATAAGAACATCTTTAACCCAAACCTTAATTACCAGACATTAAGGATACAACTATACTCAGACTATGAAGCAATGGACACAGATCCACTTATTGCTTCTACTTTAGATATCTTAGCAGATGAATCTACATTGAAGAGTGCAATGGGGGAGGTTCTTTCAATTAAATCTACAGACGAAAACATACAAAGAGTCCTTTATAATTTATACTACGATGTATTAAACATCGAATTTAACCTATGGTCATGGGTTAGAAATATGTGTAAGTACGGGGACTTCTTTTTAAAATTAGAAGTATCAGAAAAGTTTGGAGTATATAATGTTATTCCATATACAGTTTACCATATGGTAAGACATGAGGGGATGGATAAAGATGATCCAACCAAAGTAACATTCTCAATCGATCCAGACGGATTAGCTTCTTCATCAGATCCAAATTATATTCCAAATAACGATAAGAATGTAATTAAATTAGACAACTACGAAGTAGCACACTTTAGATTAATATCAGATACAAATTACCTACCATACGGTAGATCTTATATTGAACCAGCTCGTAAAATATATAAACAATTAACTTTAATGGAGGATGCAATGTTGATTCATAGAATCATGAGAGCTCCTGAGAAGAGAATGTTCTACATTAACGTAGGATCTATTCCACCAAATGAAGTTGAGCAGTTCATGCAAAAAACAATTAACAATATTAAGAAAACTCCTTATGTAGATCCACAAACAGGTCAATATAATTTGAAATTCAACATGCAAAACATGATGGAGGATTTCTACTTACCAGTTAGAGGTGGAGATACATCTACAAGAATTGAGACTACTAAAGGACTTGATTACGATGGAACAAATGATATTGAGTACTTAAGAGATAAGATGTTTGCAGCATTAAAAGTGCCTAAAGCATACTTTGGATTTGAGAAAGATCTTACAGGTAAAGCAACTCTTGCAGCAGAAGATATCCGTTTTGCTAGAACAGTAGAAAGACTTCAAAGAATTGTAGAGAGTGAATTAACTAAAATAGGATTAGTACATTTATATTCACAAGGATTTGACAAAGAGTCGTTAGTAAACTTTGAAATTAAGTTGACTACTCCTTCTATTATTTACGAACAAGAAAAAGTAGCTCTTTGGAAAGAGAAAGTTGATTTAGCAACTCAAATGCAAGCAACTAAATTATTCTCTTCAGATTATATTTACGATATGTTATTTGATATCTCAGAAGATAACTATAACGAAATGAGAGAACTTATCAGAGAGGATGCTAAAAGAGAGTTTAGATTATCTCAAATTGAAAACGAAGGTAATGACCCAGTAGCAACAGGAATGTCTTTTGGAACACCTCACGATTTAGCTTCAATTTACGGAAGAGAGCAAGGTGAATTACCGGCAGGGTATGATGAAAATCTACCTGGAAGACCTAGAGAAAAAATGTCTGTAATTGGAACAAATGCAGATCCTATGGGTGGGAGAGATAGATTAGGAGTTCAAGGAATGAAGGGCGGCTTTCCAAGCGATAATGAAAACGTTAAAGAAGGCATAAATAATACAATGTCAGTTTTTCTTAGAAACAAGAATATATTCACTGGTAAAAAGCAAAACCTCTTTGAACAAGAGGCGGAGAAAGAGCTAGATCTTTTAAATGAAGAGAATATTAAGGATTTAGATAACTAGACACTATTTATAACAAAGACATACCTAAGATGCGTATTAAACACAGTAAGTATAAAAACACAGGCTTAATCTACGAACTATTAGTAAAGCAAATCGCTGCAGATACTCTATCAAAAAGAGAATCTCCGGCATTATCGGTACTAAGAAAATTCTATACAGGAAATACAACACTAGTAAAGGAATTTAAACTTTATGATTTTATATTAAAGAATAAAGGGGTAGGTTCGAAAAAAGCAGAATCAGTACTAAGTACTATTGTAGAGATCTCTAGAAAACTTGATGCTAACTCACTTAAAAAACAAAAGTACGAGTTAATAAAAGAACTTAAAAGTCACTATGACTTAGAAGAATTCTTTTCTATTAAAGTAGAAACTTATAAACCTTTAGCAGCTTTATATTGCTTAATGGAAGCACAAGCAACATCAGGTCTTGTTGACTTAGATATATTTGTAGATAATAAAACAACCCTACTGGAACACTTAACTCAAAGTAAATTAACAGACGGAAAAGTAAAAGATGCTTTAATTGAAGAGTATTCAAAATACGATAAAGATCTAAGACTACTTACATACAAGATACTATTAGAGAAATTTAACGATCAGTATAAAGATCTTCTCCCAGAACAAAAAAACATATTAAAAGAGTTTATCGTTTCAGTTAATTCATCAGCAAGACTGAGAAACGTAGTAAACGAAGAAATGGAAAAACTACAAAAAGAAATTTCTAAGTTGAAAGAAAACGTTGCAGATAAAGTAGTTAAAATTAAATTAGAAGAGATCCAAAAAGCAATTACACCTGTTAAAAATACTCAAAAAGTAGAAGATAATCACTTAGTTTCATTAATGCAGTACTATGAATTAGTAAATGAATTAAGAAATTTATGAAAAGATCACAGGTAGTAAAAGCAATACAGGAAGTCTTAGAGGAGATGAACACAACTGGAGCAGTAGGAGGATACTTAACTAAAAATGCTTTCTCTAAAAAAGGACAAGGTAAGAATGTAGCTACTAAAACGGCTGAAAAATTAGGTTATAAAACAGTTGAAAGACCTAAACGTCCTTCACATACTAAAATGTTTGATTACTTAGACGAAAATAAATAATATGAGAACTTTACAAGAAAAATATAACGCAATTCAAGAGGGAAAATTCTCTAAAGAACATTTCTTAGCAGAAGCTAGAATGCAACAACCACAGCTAATTACTCGTTTTAACGGATACGATGATGCTGTTCAGATTTTAAAGAACAGAGGAATGATTCAAGAAGCTAGAGTAGAAGAAGCTAGACTTACTAAGAATAACCTAACTGACTACAGATATAAACCAACTAACGAAATGGATAAGTATCCATACGAACAAATTCTTAGAGGAATTAGAGTTGAGTTAGAAGTAGCAGGAGTTTTTGGGACACCAACAGCAGAAGAATATGCAAAAGCATTAGCAAAAGTATCTAAAAACTTAGCAAAAGATTCTATCTTCTATACAAATCAATTAGCAGGAGTTAATCCAAAAGTGGACCTTCACGATAAGATGGTAGATGCTACAGCAAAAAATACTGTAGATACTTTTAACGGTATGAAAAAAGCAGAGTTAAAAGAAGGCTTTAAAAAACTTATCAAAAGAGTATTATCTGAAGAGGTAATGGATGTTGAAAGCTACAAAGAAGAGGAAGAGGTATACGAAATGTATGGAGAAGATGATATCGATTACGATGATGAGAACTTCTCAGATCCAATGATTGATGGAGAATTAGACGAAGCTACAGATGCAGAAGCAGATAAAAACATGGTTCGTAAATTAATGACTATGTACGAAACTGAACCTTCTAAGTTTGAAAAATTACACAAGCAAGCACAAACTCAAGCATCAACTACTAAGGATATTAAATTCAAACATTTACTATCTCTAATTGATAGAGCAAAAGCAGGAGCTTTGCAGAGCTTAGCAAATCAAGATAGATTCGAAGCTGACAGAGAAGGAATGGATGAAAATGCGGATAAATTTTATGCTCCAACTTACATAGTACAGAAATACGGTGCTGCAAAAGCTAAAGAAATTGAAGCTAATATTGAAGATGAAGGAGCTAATACATGGGATTTATTTACATCTTTAGAAACACCAAAAGAAGTAGATGATTTTATTGGCGGTTTTACTATGGATGAATCAATATCATTAAAAGATTTACTATAATGAACAATCCACTATTAATAAATGTAACTCCTTTCAAAGGACTTCTTACCGAATCAAAAACTAAACCAGGAGTTTTTGAGGTAACAGGTATCATGCAAAGAGCAGGAGCTAAGAATCAAAACGGAAGAATCTATAAAAGAGAAATTCTTGAACAAGAAGTTCAAAACTACATAGAGAATTTTGTTAAAGTTGGAAATGCTTACGGAGAATTAGATCATCCAGAATCAGCAATCGTATCTTTAAAGAATGCATCACATGTTGTAAAAGACTTATGGTGGGATGGAGATGATTTGATGGGTAAAGTAGAATTACTAAACACACCTTCAGGAAATATCGTGAAAGAGATATTAAGAGGAGGGCATACAATTGGAATCTCTTCAAGAGGAACAGGATCAGTAACACAGACAAACGAAGGAACTTTAATGGTTCAACCAGACTTTGAATTAGTATGCTGGGATTTCGTTTCTAATCCTTCTACACAAGGAGCATTTATGAATCCAATTTCATTGAATGAAGGGAAACAAGCAGTAGGAAAATACGATAGATTAGATTCTATTATTAACAATATACTAAGAGCATAATGGAAAACAATTTCGATATACATAACTGGCAAGCTAAACATTTAAAGAAAGTATCTTTGAATGAACAGATAACTCAAGATACGGTAGCACTTGAAGTAAAGAGACATTTAAAGATTGCACTAGATATAATGGAAGAGTATAAGGAAGCAAATCAAATAGCTTCTAACGAAAATCCATTTAACGATGTAGAAGTAGATATAGAAGAAGCTTTATATAACTTAGGTCATTTAGGATAAAATAACTTTAAGATGGAAAATTTTAATTTAAAAAAATTCTTAGTAGAAAATAAATTAACTGCTAATTCAAAACTTATAAAAGAGAATGTAGAAGTAGAAGAAGTTACTTTAGGAGGTACACGCTTTGCAGTCGAAGAACAAGATCCTTTAGATGATGGAATAATTATTTCAATAACTAAACATAAGAACGGGTACTTTATAACAGGTGAAGTTCAAGATGATGACGGAGATGTAAAAGAAGGGTATGGATATGCAGTTGATTTTGAAGGAAACAAATTAGAAGATATATACGACCCAGAAGACCTAGATGAAAATAAATCAATCGACAATACAAAGAAGGTAAATGAAGAGATGGACTTCGAATCATTAAGCCAAATTCAAGCAGTTATAAACTACTTAATTGATAACGATCACCAAGACGTATTAGACATGCTAGGAAAAATTCCTGAATGGAATGAACTAGTCACTCAAGCAGCAGACTATTGATAACACAACATACCCGTCCTATAAAGACGGGTTTTTTATGTTTTGAAAATATATGTATATTTATTTAAGAATATATCATGACACTTATATGATATCTACTACAAAGTAAAACATTATTACGTCTCACATACTACAATAGACGTACGACAAACAAACACAAATTATGTCAAACAAAGATTTATTAAAGCAAGCTATTGCTGAAGCTAAAACTATTCGTGAAGCTGCAATCGCCAACGCTAAAGAAGCTTTAGAAGAAACATTAACTCCACACTTAAAAGACATGCTTGCTGCAAAATTGCAAGAAATGGAAGAAAAAGAAGATGAGGAAGTAATGGATGAAAACATCTACGAAGCTGAAGAAGAAGAGGTAGAAGCAGAAGAAGGAGAAGAGGCTGAAGAAGAGGGAGCTGAAGAGGAAAGCGAAGAAGGAGAAGAAGAAGTGGAAATCGAAGATATGTCTATCGAGGACTTAAAAGATCTTATCCGTGATATCGTTTCACAAGAAGTAGGTCACGACGAATCAGAAGAAGAATTAACAGGTATGGAAACTCCAGAAGGAGAAGAAGATATGGTAAGCATGGACGGTGATTCAGAAGAGATCGATATTAACGAATTGTTAGCAGAATTAGCTCAAGAGGATACATTATCGGAAGGCTTTGAAGAGTGGTTAGATAGAGTTTCTGCTCAAATGGAGAAATTTGGTAAAGAAAATCCAGCTATTCAAGCTATCGAAAAAGCAGTAGCAGCAGCTCAAGAAAAAGCTAAGAAAGCAGGATTAACAGGTACAGGTATGACAAAAGGTCATAAAGTATTTGAAGGAGAATCTGAAAACTTAGAAGAAGGCTTTGAAGAGTGGTTAGATAGAGTTTCTGCTCAAATGGACAAATTCGGTAAAGAAAATCCAGCTATTCAAGCAATTGAAAGAGCAATAGCAGCAGCACAGGAGAAAGCTAAAAAAGCAGGATTAACAGGACACGGTATGACAAAAGGTCATAAAATAAGTGAAGAATCTGAAGACTTAGCAGAAGCATTAGCAACTGTAGAAGCTCTAAGAGGACAACTTCAAGAAGTTAACCTTTTAAATGCAAAATTACTTTATGTAAATAAAGTATTCAAATCAAACAACTTATCTGAAGGTCAAAAAGTAAACGTTATCGCAGCTTTTGACAAAGCAGAGACAGTTAAAGAAGTAAAATTAGTTTTCGAAACAGTTTCTAAAAACGTAGTTGCTAAACCAGCTACAATTAAAGAGCACAGATCTTTTGCTTCTAAAGCAACAGGTAATGCACAAACAACTGCACCAAAAGAAATCTTATCAGAAGTATCTGAGCAAGTATCAAGATGGCAGAAGTTAGCAGGAATTATTAAATAAAAAAAATAAAAAACACAAAAAACCGCAATGGAATTAAATCAATTATTCGAAGGGGCTAACAACTACAAGACATTACAAGCAGATGCTGCTCGTTTGTCAGGTAAATGGGCTAAATCAGGTTTATTAGAAGGAATTTCTAATGAAATCGAGAAAAACAACATGGCTATGATTCTTGAGAATCAAGCAAAACAAATCGTATCAGAAGGAAATACTACAGGTACAGGTGCAATGGGTACTTCTACAGGTGGTGCTGAGCAATGGGCTGGAGTAGCTTTACCATTAGTACGTAAAGTATTCGCTCAAATCGCAGCTAAAGACTTCGTTTCTGTACAACCAATGAATTTACCTTCAGGACTTGTATTTTACTTAGACTTTAAATACGGTACAAACACAGTAGGTAGAGCAGCAGACGAAAGTTTATACGGTAACGTATCTGACGCTAACAGCAAAATGTCAATTGACGAAGATGTAAACGGAGGTTTATACGGAGCAGGACAGTTTGGTTACTCAATCAACTCTGCATCTTCTACAGTAGTAACAGGACAGACTACAGGATCTGCTACATCAGCATCTTTAGGATACCAAGACGGATTAGTTCTTTCTGACTACCGCACAGTAGCATTCCCTACTTCAAGTATGGTAGGATTTGACGCTAAAGGTGTTAGAGCATTTAGATTATATTCTGCATCAGTAGATCTTACATCTAACCCAGAATTAACTTTCTTATCAGGTTCTACTGGTACAAACGGAACACACGTATTGTTCGTAGTTAAAACAACTGCAGCAGGTGGTGCTTATACTGCAAACGCTGCAGGTACATTTAATGCAACTGTAAAATACCAAATGCAACCAACTGATACTTCAAGAGGTGATTTTGAAGATAACGGAACTAACCCACAAGGTAACAACAACGGAACTATTAAAATTCCTGAAATCAACGTATCATTAGCTTCTGAAGCTATCGTTGCTAAAACAAGAAAATTAAAAGCACAATGGACTCCAGAGTTCGCACAAGACTTAAACGCTTACCATTCAATTGATGCTGAAGCAGAATTAACTTCATTATTATCAGAGTACATCTCTATGGAGATTGACTTAGAGTTAATGGATATGTTAATCCAAGATGCAGCTACAACTGAAAGATGGTCAGC